CTACGGGCGGCTATGGCATTACTTTGACGGCTGCAAACACCGTAATTTACTATTCTAACGGATATGACCTAGAGAAGCGCTTACAGTCAGAGGACCGTGCGCATCGTATTGGACAGAAAAAAAACGTAACATACATAGATATCATATGTGAAGATACTGTTGATGAAAAAATAGTTAAATCATTACGAGATAAAATTAATATTGCATCTGAAGTTTTGGGTGAAGAGTTAAAAGATTGGATTTAATTTTTTATACCAAGCAGCTACAACATATCTTATGTTTTCACCTACTGGTTTAACACCGTGTTTGTGATACTGTCCATCAAAAAATAAACCTCTTCCTTTTTTTGGTTTAAATATAGTGCCATCTTCATAGTAAGTTTGGCCTCCTATAAAATTATCATTTAAATAAACAATAGAACTTAAAACAGTTTTATTACTTGTGCTATCAAAATGTAAATTTTGTGTAGAATTTATAGGCCATTTTACAATTTGAAACCAATCTATTTCAGCATTAAAATTTTTTGAAATAGAGTTAAGTCTTTTTGTTAAAAAATCTAGGTGGGTATCTTTTATGTTAAGTGCTAAAGGATAGACATCTCTAAATTTTTTTGAAAATTTTTCATGTTTTTTATAATAATCTATGAGCATGTCACACTCTAATTGAGATAAAAGATTATCAGCAATTAGGGTTATCATTTAAACTAAATTTCTAGCTGTTCCTATTACAGGTTTATATTTTGTTTTACCTTCTGATTTAAATGCGTGCATGTATTGTGCACGTCTACCTTCAGGTATCCAGCTACAGTGGATCCAGCCCGAGTTGGGTTCACCGGGAGTGTAGAACTCAAGGATAAGCTGATCTGGCTCAAGGTTCTTATATATCCAATCTGCTAATTCTGCGTTATCAACCCCAGGACATTCGAAGTCTGCGGCCTCAGCTTTGGCGTGCTGTGAATTTGCAGAGCTGCCTATTGCAAGACATAAATCTACGCTACGGAATCCGCTAGTAATCTTAACCCTGCCAAAATGGTCACGTACTGGTTGAAGAATATTTTCACACAACGCTTTTAATTTTTCTACTTGTTCAGCATTAGGATTGTTGTTAATGCCTTTACGAATTGCTGTGTCGCTTTTGGTAAGCTCTGAGAGAGTGAAGTTTCGTGTAAGATTCATTTTAGAACCAACCTTTATCTAAAACCTTTTCTAGCAACAGAAGTGATACTGCCCCAACAGTACCCAATAACACCCAATAGATTTTATCTATTTTACCGCCCAAATCGTGAATACCTTCGTGCATATGTTTAACGTCTTTTTTTAAGCCTGTAATATATCCATATATAGAAAGCAAATGCTCTCTTGTATTTTTGGGTCTTATCTTATCTCCGTTTGGCATTATGTTCTTAACCTCTTAGCAATAATTTGTTCGTCAGGTGATAGTAATGCAGACTCAGTCTGTGTCAAGCCTGTTGTGGGGTCTATATTAGCCGCAAACATATTAGCTATTTGTGGGTCTGGTAAGAAAGGTGCAGCTGGTGTAACTGGTTCTGGCAAACTACTTTGATTTTGGCTCTCTCGTAATTTTAATATGTCTTCAATTTTTTTATCTTTTATATCAAGTTTTCTCTCAGGTGTTGATTTTAAAAATTCTTCTCTCTCCTCTTCAGATAAACCTAAAGGTAAGTTTTCATATTTTTTTCTTATTTCTTTTAATTTATTTGTATTTACAAAATCATTTATTGTGAAATTTTTTTCAAGCTCTCTATTTATATTTTTAATTGTATTTTGTATTGCAGAATCTCTTTTAAAGTTTGGTAAATTATCTGGATTATATGTTCCTGTCATCACTAAATTAACATCTCTTGCAGATAGAGCTCTTCTACCTGATAACATATCTCTTATCTCTGCCTCTGTAAAATTTAATGTACGTAAAGCCAACACATCTTTGTATACTTCAGACAAAATTCTATAAGTATTTGATTGTTTTTTGTCATACTCGTTTACAATTGTTTCTGCATCTAAACCTCTTAAAATTAATCGTGCGTCTCTTTGTAATTTATTAGCAGCGTTAACATCTCTTTGGAATGCACTATTAACATCAGCTAACAATCCTGAATATGTACCAAGTTTAAATCTCATTGATGTTCGTGGATCTTGTTTAGTTATACTAAACCCTGTAAATACTTTTAATACAGTATCAAATAAATCTCTTTTAATTGCAGATTTAGATAGGTCACCACCGAGAGCTTGCGCTATTTCTTCAGCACTTCTTATAGTTGTTGGTGTAACTTTTCTGTACACATGATATAAAACTTTTGAAAACCAATCAGGATCATTTTTTGAATCAGCTATAACACCACCGTTTTTATTTCTATATATATTGTTTTTAGGTATTAACTCAAATGCAGTTTCTGCAGAGATTGAAGGGTCCATAAAAAATTTTGTTGCTCTATCAACAAAAGCTGCAAGAGATTTTTGAAATAAATCTAAACCATCTTGATCTGTATCTTTTCCCTGTCTCATTGTTTGAAAATAAGCTTTAAATGGACCAGCCACATCAGCGTATGGCACAAGGTATGAAAGGTTACTTGCTTTCCATGATCGATCTTCTTGTTGTTTTGTTACAGGCATTAAGTCAGCAGCTTTTTCATACGGCGCTGCAAATCTATCTTTGTATGCATTGTACATCTCTTCTGTAATACCCGTCATCTTCTGTGCAGCATTCATAGCTACAGGTGTTGCAATTCCAACAGTTGTCATCCAACCTATTAATTGTCTTGCACCAATCTGTCTTATGTATGGATTGTCAGATTGCATCTTACGCATACCGCCTCTAACTATGTTAAATGAATTTCTATACATCTCTGATGTAAAAGCAACGAAATTTCCAAAGAATGGAAACTTTCTAACGTTTTGTATAAAAGTCGGTATCATAGAGTAGTTTGGATATGTATCTCTTATCTCAATGCCGGATATTTCTTTGATAGCATCATCTAAAGATTTTTTAGTGCCATCAGCTCTAACTGGTTTAAAATCATACTTGTATACCTGTTTAAAATATTTTTTAACATCATCTAAATTTCTAAGCGCTGGTTTCATCTGTGATTTTACATAATTATAACCAAAAAGTTTCCACAAATTATCACCTAATTGATACGCTTCTATGGATTTACCAACAACCCTACCCAAAGCTCCTTTGTTTGAGAAAAGGTGTGCAAGTATATTATCAGAGGTTCCTCCTTCAAGTATTGTAGTTGCTGTTAATTTTCCATCTTTTATGCCTGTAGGTATTTTAGATCCACCCATAAGTTCTGGTATCATCTGTTCTAATTCCTGTGCGATTGTAGAGGAATCTATCGCACCATTGTCTAACGCTTCTTGTAAAACTTCTTTTAATTTTTTTGGATTTTTTGTTTTACCAACAAGATCATCAAATAATATTCTAAAATTATCTGCAACTGATGCACCTGATCCTACGTGTCCGTTTGCTGTTGCAAACATAGCGGCTGTAGTTATGTTACGCATCTGTGTCATTAAAGATAAAACTGTTTTATTCATTTGAACACCTGCTTTGATTGCAAGTGCAGATTTCATAAAAGGTATTTTTAATACTTGGTCCATGATTAATGTGTTGTCTTTCATGGCTTTTGCTATCTCTGGTAAAGTCAACATAGGTTCCTTACCAGTTTTGAATATCTTCTGTAGATCTAGATTGTATGGTCTAGATATTTTTATCTCTACTAAATCTCTTGGTGATGTAATTCCATTTTTCTTTGCAAACTCAATATAATCTCTTCTATTTCTAAATATAAAATTACCCATACCAAATTCAGCTATCTCTCTATAAGCCTTAAAACTATTTGCTGTGTGTGCCATTTCAACAATAGTGTCCATAATAATTTGTTTTGGATCTTCAACTTTACCTAACAATTTTGCTATTGCATCTGGTAGTAATTGTTCATCACTAAAAAATTTATTAAATGTTGTTTTTGGTATTTTTAATTCCTGTGCAGCGTTTGCTATTGCTTTTAATCTTTGTGCAGGTGTTGATCCTTCAGTTCTACCTATTGTAAGTATTCTATTTACCATGGCTGTAGCCTCTATTTTTGCATCGGATGGTGATATGTTTTTGTTAAAAGATTTTTGTAGTTTTACAAAGTAGTCTATGGCAGCATTATATTCTTCTTTTGGTGCTCTATATCTATTATTCTTAAATATCTCATAACCCTGGTGTAGATATCTACCCATATTTTTTATGATATCATCTTTAACATTCATAGTTTTTAATATTGGTGATAACTCTGCGCTATAATCGTCAATTAATTTTCTAATTGCAAAAGAAGAAGATTGTAAAGATTTTGGTAATTTATTTAATTTTATGTTACCACGCATGTATTCTAATACATCAGCCCAGTATCTAAGTGCTTGATTAGCTGTATTTGTATTAAACAATATATCATTAAACCCAGCATCTGCTAGTTTATACATTTGTCTATCTAGGTCTTTTAAAAATATATCCGTAGATTTTTTTGCAGATTTATTTAATCCATCTAATTTTTTAAGTTCATTTCTGGTTTGAACATTAAAAGGACCACCTGATTTAAAGTTTTGCATAACCTGATCTATAGCTCTAAAAATAAAAGGTTTTAAACCAGATCCATACTCAGAATATTTCCAAAGATCTGCTCTTGGTATACCTAATTTTGTCAAACCTTTGTCGGTAACTTTAGATATGGTTCTAAATAATTGTGGTATACCTGTTTTTTCACTAGCTAAAACTTTTGTCATGCCGGTTAGTACAGGATCAACACCTTTAGATAATACAAAACCTGTTCCTTGAGAAATTTTTCTTATAGAGGGACCTACTAATTTAAGAGAACCTAAAAATACTGTGCCCTCTGTACCAAACTTTAATTTATTTCTTAATACAGCAGCCGCATATTCTTTTGGATTTGTAATACCTTCTAAACTTTCTAATTTTGTATTAGCTAAAGCTCTTTGCAAAGGACCAAAAAATCCTTCAGCTTTTTCATCTCCAAATAATTCTCCAACAGATTTTTGTCCTGTAGCAGATACAGTTGTATCGGCTACAAACGCAGGCAATACCCAATAACCACCATACTTTGCAAGGTTAACCCCATAGTTTGCCGCTTTGTTTGTAGCTGCAACAGCTGCAGCTTTTTCTGCAAGTTTTGTTTTAGCTGCTTTACCAAATAATCTTTTTGCTATCTTTTGTGCAACAGCAAAACCTGTACCATATTGTGTTAATAGTGATGTAAATTTTGCAACACCTCCTGCATCGTCTCCATAAATATCATCAAGATCTATTTCTGGTAGTGCTTTTTGTACATTGTCTAACGTTTTTGTATCAAGATATAAATCTGATAATGCAGCTACAGTTTCTGCTGTTCCTCTCGCAGCTGTATATAAACCAACACCTGGACCAATTTGCGCTTGCACAAATTTAGAGTCCATAATTTTTTTTCTAGCTTTATCACCTGTTTCATCTTTCCTATATAAAGCATCATATGCACCTTTACCTAAAAAATTAAAATCTGCAAATCTACCAAGATCTTTTTTATCTGCTATATCTGTAAAATTTTTACTATCTTTAAAATAATCAGAGTATCCTTCTTTCTTATATTCATCTAAAAATTGTATTACCGGTGTAGGATCGTTTCTAAATATGTTTAGATATCTATCCACATCAGCTTGTACTTCACCAGGTAGTTCCAATACAAAATCACTGTAAGATTCATCTAATACTGCCGATGGTTTATTGGCATCTTCTCTTGCCTCGATACCTGGTCCGTATATTCCTACTGCTAATTTTTCTAAAAATGTTCTATCTAACGGATCTGTGTCTAAAGCTTTTTGTAAAAAAGGTCGTATCTGTATTTTTTTATTCTCGTCCATTGGTCTCCTTATACGGTAGACACATCAATGTTCATTGAGACACCGTACTTCTGGTTGAATGATGATACGTCTTCTTGGTTTTCAATACTTGCAAAATCTGCAAAAGCCACTTTGTTATATGCAATTAATTTTACAACATCGTCTGGTATTTCCTGTGGTAATCTAGCTCTTAACATAGCGTATACGTCATTGCCTTGACCTTGTGTTTCCATAGCCACGTCTTGTCTTTCAACAGCCATAGTATTTGTTATTGGTTGTTCACCCATCATAGGTGTACCCATAGATCTGTTAACTCTATTTGGCATACCGCCTTCAGCATTACCTCTTATTCTTTTTATTAGTTTATCTATTTCAGCATCACTAAAACTATATCCACTAGCCGCTGAACTTAATAATATATCAGCTCTTAATTCTTCGTCAGTTTTAAACGTGCTAAATACTAAATTTTTACTTTCTTGTAACAATGCAATATTTTTGTTTATTTTTGCAATTGCTTCCTTATCTCCTGCTTCTGTTGCTTTTTGAAGTGCTAAACTTTCATCATATAATTCACTATTAATTCTATCTAAATCTGCTTTTTTCATTTCGTAAACTTTTTGTGATCCTGTTCTATCTGGTTTTAAAGCTTTAGCAAATGCAAGGTCTGTTGTTGGATCTAATGCTTTAAGTTCTAATTTTTTCTTTGCTGATAGTGCTGGTAAAGCTATTTCAGTTCCTTGAGTTGCAAGAGCTGTAATAATATCTAAAGGATTGTTAGATGTAACACCACCTAAAACTTGACTAGCTCTATTTAACGCTTGTAAATTAATTAAATTATCCATATCAGCCATTTTTTGTTGTCTAAGGTCATAATTTTTTATAGCCCTATCTAAAAAATCTTGAGATGTCATAGGGCCGGTTGAATAATTTGCTCTACCATTTGACATGTTTACCTTTTCATCTAAACCTGATGTAATACCTGTACCCTGAGAGGCAGCTTTGCCCCCCATCTTAAACATAGGTCTTTGCATAACTTTATAATTCATATCTATCCAAATAGTTTACCTAAACTAAATGCTCCTATTCCTGCTTGTAAAGCTCCTGCTAATGGACTTTGTTGCGGTGCTGCTGGTCCAGTCATAGTTTGAACTGATCCAAGTCCTCCACCTACACCAGTAAGACCTTGACCAAATCTTGCAAGTCTTTCAATCGGTTCAAATGCTGCCATTCTATTTGCACTTTGTTGTGCATCTTGTACAGCTTGTCTAAAAGCTAAATCACCTTGACCTAGACCTTGTGCCATACCTATTGCACCAGCTGCTAATTGTGGTTGTGTTGTTGCAAAACCAAGTTGTTGATTAGCCAGTCCTGATTGTAATCCTGCTAGTCGTGCTTGTTGATCAAATGCTTGTGCAGCTAATTGATTAGCTTGTGTAAATCCTGCTTGATTTAATTGTGCTTGTAATAACGCTCTGTCCATATCAGATTTTCTATCATACTCCGCAAGTTGAACACCTGTTCTACCTGCACCTAACGCACCCATCCCAGCTGCTGTATCTCTAATGCCTTGTCTTCTTGCTTGTGCTTGCTCGTCAAACTGTGCAAGTGTAGCATCTCTTACTGCTGCTTGATATGGAGATTCAAAAGCTTGAAATGCAGTTGGACCTGTTCTAGTTGCAGCTGCTTGAATCATTGGTGAAACACCACCAAGAGTAGTCTGTGCTGTATCTAAAAATGGTTGAAATCCTGCAACACCTGTACCTTGAACACCTGATACTGCTCCTGTTGTAGGATCAAATTGTAATGTGCCAAGACCAGCTTGTGTTGCTGCTTGTTG